ATTGTGTAATGCCCCCCTGGGGCTGTGAGCTTGGGTCTGCTTCGTTTGAATTACAAATGCCAGCTGGTGGAGAGGTATTCGCAAACGATGTCTCAGGGTGTCCTAGTAAGTTTTTTGACAAATCAATTGGTTCATATATGTGAAAATTCACACCTGCGAAATCAGTCCATATATAATCTTTATGTGTTCCTGGCGAACTGAAACCTCTCCACCTCTTTATATTGGATCTTACCAATGTTGGAGGAGCCTTGAGCTCTCCAGACCAGTACAAACCGTCATCAGCAGGATTGTATCTAACGGCTCTTACACCTAGATATCCTTCTGTCAGGGGGTTAGATATCGCCACTTCCAACCCTGTTCCACCTAGCGATGTCCTATACACTCTATTCGCTTCTAGGGCTCCATTGTCTGGTCCTACTCCCTTGTCAGAGAAATAGACTTTTCCATTAAATGTATCAAGAGAAATTCTCCATCCAGAGGGAAGCCCAGCCGGAGCAGCAGCAAAGTCTTCTGCTGGAACAATGAGCGAACTAGTTATGCTGGACAAGTCTGTTCTCGTGCTTTTATATACTCCGCCGCCAGATGGAACAGAAGCAGAAGTTCTTGTGTCCATCCAATATATCAGTTTGTTAGTGGAGTCATAGTCAATTCCGTATGGTGATGCGGATGTATCCAAGGTGATAACATCGCTGGCGGCGCCTGCTAAGGTAACCTTCCTTATTTTCTGTGCTGGGGCAACAATATTGTTTTCTGTAAAATAAATTACTGATTCACAAGAATCAAGTGCCATTCCATATACACGATCATCAGTAGTAGCACCATTCAACAAGTTGCCTGCCGGGAAGGATCCAGTACCGTCCATAGATGCACTGAAAATCTTATATATTGCGCTGGTGGTGTTTTCAGACCAATACATTGTATTGTTTTCTATATCTAGTGTGATGGCTCCGGGGAAGGCCGGAGGTGAGGCCATTCTCTGTATGTTCCGAGCTTCCTGATCTATAAAATATACTTTCTCACCATAAGAATCAATCACCAAATCATCATATCTGGCTCTAAATGCTGATTCTGTTAAAATCTGCACTCCGCCTGAAACATCACTGGCCCCACCCTCAGTAAAAGAAGTATCTGATTTATCTTTTCCAAATCTCCTGCCTCTTGCCCTATCGGCATTGGCTCCCTCCACATTGAATGATATAAAATCGCTAGAAGTTATGAACGGTATGTCAGTGAATGCACCGGCTTTGTTTGTGAAGTTCCCGCCTTCTTGGTATCCGTTAACACCAATATAGTCACAAGCTACAATATCAGCCGACGAAGTTATCCATCTATATTGGATATCTGTTCTTGGGATGGCGTGTTGTACATACCAATTATCATAGCTAACCCTACATTCTGTGATTTCCTCAAGTTTAAAATTTTCGACAAGACACCCCGAAAGAGCATCAAATCTTATCCCGGCAGATCCGGAGTCGATGTCGTCTAATGTAAAATTTCTAACATTAGACGGTACTACCGGATCCTGAGAAACATCCCATATAAGATCTATCTTGTCATCGCCAGAGATAGTGTCGGCGACATAATCCCCCATTCGATACCAAAGAACAAGATTTGACGAACTTATGTGTTGAGTTAAGTCACATGGCCTTCCGCTATTGTATATTGCCTGAATCGCTGTTATGTCTAAATTATCATCCCAAATACTTACTTCATCTATATTTCCAGAAAAATGAGCAATGGTCGGAAAAGGAAAACCCACCGGATCAGAAGAGCCGCTTCTCATAGCCCCCACTAGTGGGTTCAGTGGGCCGGATACACCTGTTCCGCTATGTACACCCTCCAATACTCCGTCAATGTATAAAGAAGAGGTAAATATGTTTCCAGGGTTGACATCATCAGAACGAGCTATGTGATACCAGATATCATCTAACAATTCTGTACTAGATGTGAAAAAGCTATCGTTGTTCATTGAGTGTCCAACTAAGTTGGAAAATAAGTGGCTTCCAGAGCCTAGGCTGTTTCTAACACCAATGGCACTTGGGCCGAAGTCCCAATACCCATGCGAAAATATCGAGTTAAATCTTCCAGCAGGAACAGGGCATACTGATTGGGTTGATATAGCTGATCTAGAAGCACTGGCGCCAACTGGTAGTTTAATCCAAGCAGATATGGTTCTCTCGGATTCAAATCTTACGACGTTTGTTTTGCTGGATATTACCTCTATATAAGAACCAGCTTGATTTACATCCCGAGAGCAAACATATGGAGAAGATATTTCAAAAGAACCAGAAGAAGAAGAGCCAACAGTAACAGGATAACCAGCACATTGGTTATCTAGCTCTGTGCCTGCTATCTTTAAATCATATAATAAAGTTCCGTCAAGACCACCAACAGCATCTTTCACTCCGTCGGTGGCATTCTGATCGTCGCCAGGTGCTTCCCCAAACAGCCACCAGTGAACAATGCTCTTGTTCGAATGTGCCGTCAAATCTGCTGGACATCCATCATTATATATTTCAGAGACTTCCGCACTAGACAGGGCATCGCTCCACACACTAAGCTGATCAATGTTCCCATTAAAAGAGGTCCTATTTTCCCTGTTTAGGAATCTGGCCCGTTCTGCACCGATAAGCAAGCTTGAACTTGGTACAGAGGCGGTTGTTGAGGTTGGAATAGAATTGTTTAATGTGCCATCAATATAGAGAAATACAACATGATCTGGGGGGCTTGGAATAACAGGAACATTCTTCATAACAACATGATACCATTGATCATAATTTAATGTTATACTAGAACTCAAAGTAGGGGCGGAAGTCGGCCCTAAAGTACCAACATATGCTGCCAAAACTGGACCAGCGGAGTTGGAAAGCACACCATAGCTAAATTGTCTACTCGCATTAGAAGTGGTGGTATTTTCAGATTTTGCTATTATTGGTAGGTATAACCAAACTGGGCCAGTTGTGCTGGATATTTTTATCCAAGAAGAAATAGTAAACTCATCAGAGTAATCATAGTTAAAGCCATCATGTGGGCATGTTGCTGGACCAGGATTATAGCTGCCAGAACCCCCAATCCAGCCGACATAAGCACTATCGCCAAGCCCGGTTCCGGAGGTGCTAACAAGCTTTAGGGAGGAAGAGTTTGGAAACTCGCAAAATCTTATCAAGCTTCCACTAAACAACACCGATTCTTCATTATCAAATTCGGTAAAACCCTGGGAAACTGTCTTCTGTCCTACCACAAATCTTGGGCCATTCAAGGTATTTCTATTTACCTTGTGGTACCACCCTGTACCATAAGCACCCCCGATCTTAGAATCTGAAATTATCTCGGTTCCAAAAAGAGACGCAGTGGTGGTATTTTCTATTTCATCAGCGATTCTATTAAAAGTTATTCCACCAAGATCAACTGTGCCGGAAATGGTCATTCTATACCAGTTCAGAAGATTGTCTGTTCCTTCTTGTGCTCTAGAGTGTTTGGTTAAGTCAGCTGTGTATCCTCCATTGTATACTTCCGCTGTCTCTCTCTCGTTTAATGCCCTGTCCCAAATACTAACTTCGTCTATATAGCCTTTCGTGTAAAATGAGTTACCTGTTCCTAGAAAATGTTTTCCACCTGTCTGTGTTGCTCCAGGGGAGACTCCCACTAAGGATTCCAAAAGCTTACCGTCTAAATATACTTTGACACTGACGGAATCGTTTGTTACTATTATATTATGCCAAGAACCATCAAGCACATTAGTCAATGGCGATGTGCTTGTGCCGCTTCCGCCAAACACAGTTCTGATGACTGTGCTGGTGTTGATTTGAATCAAGTTAGAAGTGTTGCCACTCCAGATCACATGATTGGTGCCATCATCCACCAGTTTACACCAAAATGAATAAGTTCGAGAAGTAGCAGATGGATCATATATTAATTCACTGCTTCCAGACATTTGTATATAATTGTCAACACCATTAAATCTAGCAGTGTTAAAGTTGGTGTTTTCATAATCTAAGCCAAATTGACCACAGTGTTTTGTAAGCAACCCCTGCAATGGTTGTCTAACCGACAGGTTTCTATAAGGAAGGGCATTGTAAACAGAATACTCTCCTGCCTCAACATCCATAACTCCTTCTGAGCTTACTTCAAATCCACCAGGAGCATTAAACCTATTTACAAATACAAAGTTATTTGTGCCAGATACATCTCTAACAGGCAAAGCATAATCGATTAAGCCCGGAGATGTGGTTGAAGAGGCAGATACTATATCAATACCTTCATTCTCAACAAAATATCTATTATTGATACTTCTTCCAGAAGTCTGAACAAACTCATAATCGTGAGTGTAATTCCCGATGATTGTTGAACCTTGTTTCTGTTGAATGTTTCTTATATTTACTGGTCGTTTTGCTGTTTCGTCTCTAAGATAAGGGGCAAGACGAGAAAAATAAGTAGGTGTATTGTTGGCACGTTGTATCTTCTGTCCTAGATAATCTGTCCAGTATACATTCTCATCGCTATCACTCACAGCAATTCCAACTGGATAAGTTAGATTTAAAACCACATCTTCAACAGTTGTCCCATCTAGGTTTGCCCGGCGAACCTTCTTTCCAACAAGATCTGTCCAATACACTTTACTATTAGGGATATCCAAGGTAAGCCCAAAGCTCGTTACTCCAGTAACTAAATCTTCAACTACACAAGATGCAGTTCCAGTCATGCAGGTTCTCTGGATTAGTCCTGATGAGTTGTCTAACCAATACATCATACCAGCATCTACATCTAAAGAGATGCCTCCTACCTGTCCAATACCTGTTGTGACTAGATCTTCAACCACCAAGCTTCCTGTGGGGGCTCTTTGGATTTTGTTTGCGGCGGAATCTGTCCAATACATTGTCCCATCCGCAGAGTCAACTGCAATCGAAGTTGGGGTGCCTAAAGAGTTGCTGTCAAGAAGTATCTCCCTACCAGTGCCATCTAGATTGGCCCTCGCAATCAAGTCTAAGCCGGTATCTGTCCAATAAAATTTACCACCAGCATTGTCAACGGCAACATCAAATGGCAACTCCATATCCGGTGTCCCCGTATCAGCAGTGCCAGTAATTAAGTTTTCTACATTTGTGCCATCCAAATTGGAGCGAGATATTCTATCAAAATAGCCCGAACTTTCCGGGGATGTTGTATTAGACCAATATATCTTGTTTGCTACATCATCAATAGTGATCCCAAGAGGGCTAGCCACATTAGAGACAATTAAATCTTCTATCGATGGAGAGGAAATATCAGAACGCTGGATCTTGTGTGCTCCAAATGGACTTGGATCCGACCAGTATACTACATTAGAAGAAGTATCAAGTGCAATTGTTCTAATAAGACTAGCAGTTTGAGAAAGCAAAAGTTGTTCGCTGCCCCCATCGTAGTCAACACTTCGAATTGAGGAAGAAAACCCAGAAGCTTCGAACGAAGTGGTGCCACTAACAGATGTCCAATAGATTTTCGATGAAGAAGGGTCAACAGCAATGGATGAGCCAGAAGAAGGGGAGAATATTGAACCAACAGATGAACCATCCAAGCTGGAACTCTTAATTTCGCCACCAGAGACATTCTCAATCCAAAACAGCTTAGAGTTATCAGAATCAACAGCAATATCTGAAATAGATACAGCAGATATCAAGACCGAACCAGTGCTAGATCCATCTAAACTGGAACTTTTTATTTCTTTGGTGGTATCTTCTACCCAATAAACCTTTCCGGCAGAAGGGTTAACAGCAACACTGCTTATCTGTCCGGCAGTAGGAGAAGCAACAACATCGCCTAGGCTAGTGCCATCCAGGCTAGCACTTTGAACTTTAGGAGTTGGAAAGTTGTCTCTTAACGAAAAATACAATTTCTCATTAACAGTATCTATGTCTATGCCGCCGCCATCGACACCAAAATCCGAAACATTAACTCTCCCTAAATCAATTAACTCAACCACCCCAGTCCCATCTGTATTCGCTCGTTTAACAACCCCATGCATCTCGGAACCATCTCCAAGCCTAGTTTGTCTCCAATATATTTTTGAGTTGCTAACATCAACAACCATCCCGGTCGGCAAATCGACTTCTGCAACCTGCAAATCTTCAACTGTCTTTTCACCAGAGCCGCTACTTTGCCCGACAACCCTTATTTGCCCAGAATCAAGTTGAAGCCTAAACAACTCCGGACGGGTTTCAGGAGTATCACCACCATCGTTCAAAGCAATATGTCTATGTTGATTGCCACCAACATACTTTTCTGTAAATGGGCCTTGTGCAGGGGCATCACGAGAAGAACCGTATTCATCTGAGTGTAGATTAGTAATATCAACACCAGGCATAAAGCTGGAGGATATCTCCGAGCCGTAACCTGTGTTAACCGAAGAACTGTATATGCTAAACGGTGTTTTCTTTGTGGTGTTCGCCATCTATACTGTAACCTCTATACTGTAACCTTTTTGTTTATTTAAAAGGCCATTTTATACCAGTAGCTCTTTCAAATTTATTAACCGCCTGATCAAGTCTATATCTGCTCTTATATGTTCGTGGATTATCCAAACCATGCTTGAGATATGTATCCATATATTTTTTTTCTCTTCCAATGGTTTTGGCAAAAGAATCTATCTGAGTTCTTGTCCCTTTGACAGCGACAGGTATCGTAGAGCCCCCAAACATCTTCTTTAATATCATCTGTATTCCAGAGCCAAACATAGTCAGCCAACTTTCATCTAGCTTGCCTTTAGAGGCGGCATTCAGATCAATTGTGACTTCTTGTAGTTTGTCTTCTTTTATTTCCGTATTTTCCATGCAAAACACTCCTTAAGGTTCACCTTTACCTTCTAATTAGTCAACTGAAAACAAAATAAAAGAGCCAATGTTGGCTCTTTTATAATGCATAGTTTCTATTTTTTACTTTTTACCTTTAGACGCTTTTTCCATAGATTCGGCTTCTTTTTCAAGTTGCTCGCTTAATCTCTCTAAAAACCATCTTCTGATAAGCACTGGAAGATTGTAAGCTTCGATGAAGCTCCACCCACCATGGTATTTCATTAGAAAAAATTCTTCATATACATTTTTTATGTATTCATCATTTAGGCCAAAAAAAGTCCGTTGTAAACGGAACCTCCATATCCTGCTCGTAATCGCATGTGCCACAGACGAACTCCTGTGTTAAATCAATGTTTGGTGTTATCTTTTGGTATGCCTCTCTCAATTGTCTAGAATCAAGAGCCGGCAGGTTATCCACAAGGGAATCAATGGTCGCACCATCAGTGTGTCCATCGACAGACACCAATATCATTTTGGTTTGCTCTGTTGAATTGTTTTCTGGTAACTTGTGTTTCTTTCTCTTCTCAGCCGACTTCATTAAGGCTTTTTCGTCCTTGCCGGTAAGCAATCTCAGTTCAACTTCTACATCTGTTTTTATCAACCTTGTGGTAAAAGTATTGTTTGGTGTCTTTATCACCCCCATTCCGATACCCTCTAAGTTCTCTTCTCCACTATGGACGGACCCTTCGTCCAAATCAAAGGAGTGCTTACAAGATGTTCCGCATGCGGGGCAAGTTACACTGGTTTCATATTCTGCTCCATACCCAGATATACGAGCAGCAACTATCAGAGCATTTTTGTCTCCAATAAGAAGGTCGTCTATAAGGATATTCTTGTCAACAATCAGATTCTGAAGCATCCTGTCAATCGCTATGCCCTTCTTTAGAAGGGTTTTTGATGTTAGGATGTCCTCTTCTTTCGCTGTCATAAAGCGAATTTCAGCACTGTCTTTACCATGCAGCGGATGTCCGCTTGGGTAGTATTTACCCCCTGACGGTAAATCAACGAATTCTGTTGGTGTTGTAAATTGTAATGGAGTGTTCGGAACGGACGCTTCACTTGAAGCAGGTTGAGGGATTGGCGGGTTAGTACCAGTGTCTTTAACCCCCAATCGCTCCTCATTATTTCTTACGGTCATAAATACCTCGTATATTTATTTTGTCTTATCTTATGATTCCGGAGTCGGATCGATTACCGCATCTCTATTGGTGGGCTTGAACCTGGCGATGCTTGGATTCGGTGCCTGTGTACCATGCTCTGCATTCTGGGTTGCAAAATTTGCGACAGAGGAGATGTCTTTGTTTGACGTTTCTAGTTCTGCCCAGTCATATCGAACTTCAAGGTCGATATTCGTTAAGTCATCTGATTCATAGTCCAGCTCGCCAAACTTAACGGAAGTAATCCAAGCATTCTTCAATGTCCAGGTTTCCAAAGCTGGTTGGATCTGGCCACCGTTTGGTGATCTGGATCCAAGTTGACGAATTTTAACTTCTCCTAACATCTTAGTGGCAGCTGCTTTTGACATAGTAGTGGTATCTGCATAGTCTCCTGGGATAACATAGCCAGCCGATTCTAACAATGCTGCCAGATTATTAGCAGCATCGGGAGATACCGGATCCACCAACGTGACATTCACTTTGCTCCACTCAACCCTTCCAGGATAGTAAAAAGTGTGATTAATGTACTTGTGAGATGCCTCGTTTATTGTTATTTCTGGCTTGGAACACTTCTTAGCATACCACGTAGCTCCATTAGGCATACTGGGAAAAGTGACCAAGAATCTATATGCTCTTTTCGGATCTTCTCCAGGGGTTGTCCAAAAGTTAGTTACATCATTTGCCATTTTTTATTATCCTCCAAGTTTACTAATAAATAGTAATGTCATTTTTTTAATCGTCAAAAGAAGCACCAGTTCTCGTGATAATGAAATCCAAAGCAATGAACTCAATCGCACGAGCAGGCTTCAAGAAAATCTTGGCATACAAGATGTTTCTGTCAATCAAATCAGGTGTCGTTGTGGTTTCATCAAGAAGGACTTTATAATCAGTCAAACCCAACCCAGACTTAACAGAGTCCAAATATGGATTAACCTGACTCGTGAATCTATCCCAAGTCACTTGGACATTTTGATCGAACAAGATTCTAGAAGCGATATTAGAAACACCCTTCTTCAAGAAAATCAACAATCTTCTAACATTAATTCTGTCAAGAGCAGAAGGAGTAGACTGAAGTGTCTTTTGTCCGAAAATCACAATACCCTCTGATGGGAATGAAGCAATCGGATTAATGTTGTGTTCATACAACTTATCTCTCTTCTTAGCAGTAAGTTTGTCCTTAACATCTGTCACTGTAATGCCAGCAGAGCCTTCAGACAATCCGCCTCGGTTGAAACCAGCAGGAGCGAACCAAACTGCAGTGCTCTCTTGTGAGCTAGCCATGGTACCCAAGGCAACAACACTAGGTGGTACATTGAGAGGGAAATTAGTTGTTCTATCTCTAATCTGTACCCAAGGATAGTAAGCACAGCCATAGCTGGTGTTTAATCCTCTATTGCGAATATTTGTTACAACTTGGTCTACACCGTCTTGAGATCTTAGTGCTTCCGTACTAGCGTTCTCCGATGCCGGTATATAACCACCGAATGGGTCAATAATAGCAAGAGTATCTGCTCGGGATTCACAAGTATCCAGAAGATGATCTGTGAGACCTGTATTGGTGATGCCAGGAACAGTAGCAACGTTCATCTCAATCACTTCCGGATCTGAGACAGAATCAATCGCTCTCTTAATTGAGTAGTAAGCATAGCTTGTCTGCTCTGTTCCGCCAACCATCCCAGTGTTTCTAAACGGCTCCTGCTCTGTCAGGTCTAAGCCATCAGAACCACCGAAGAGTGGAATAGTGAACTGGGTTACACCATCGTTAAGGGTGCTCTCATAATTAAGAGAACCACTAGCACTGATGGAAGTGCCCGCGAGGCGGGAGCCTGCTTCATAAAAAGCATCAGTGGTACCTATCTCTCCCCCTCCGATAGAACCAGTTATAGCGACAACCTCATCAAGGGTGAACACCCATTGATAATCTGTGCTGCCATCGGCAGTGTGGTTGGCAACTGTTTTTGGCTTCACTTTGACATAATCTCTGTATCCTTCATCAAAAGTAAAACTACCAGATCTACCAGATTTAGTTACATCAACTCCGTAGAAAGCATCCTTAAAATCAGGAACCCCAGTTTCTGATGCCGTGGCAACAAGTGGAAGTTCCGGGAAAAGGAAAGAGCCAGAGAAAAGAATATCTATGTCAAATGAGCTGGATGCTGCAGTCGGCGGAAAGTCAGGAGAGCTTCCTGAGCCTTGTAGAAAGCTAGTTCCGCTTTCAACATCAGAACCAGAAAAGACCGGTACAGTATTCAATTTGAGGGGACCAAAGGCACCGAAGGGGAGAGTCCTAGGATCAACTCCGCCTATTTCAATATCCGGATTCATTTCCATCCTAACATATCTTGAATTGTTGGG